ATCACAATTTTTTTCATTAAAAGTTCCAAAATGCAAATAATGATATGATTCATAATCATGATCATATTTTTCAAAATTTTCGTAACATATAGCCGCGTCGATTTGGTATTCTGGAATTGATATGGGCGGAATAAATAAATCTGCGCCGGGCATTATCAATTCAATAGCATTTTCACTGTTTACGTATTGAAAATAATTATTAGTAAATAAAAATTTAGACTTTAATTTTAAGTATTTAATAAAATTTTCATCTGCTCCGGTTACATTAATAATGATGTCCGGAGATTTTGAGTTATTTTTAATATATTTTAAAACATCATTTAATTTAGAGGAACTCCATTTAAGCAACAGAACTTCTGGTTGAACCATGTCTATTATGTCATACGCGCTATATACACTTGTGTCCCATATATAAGACTCGCATTGAGCCATCCTCATCGCGCCGTGCAAATACATGGATTCTGTGCTATATAAATCTTTATAATTTTCAACTAAAATTTTCATTATGAATTAACTCTTTTCAGCGTTTTGGCGTTATTAAGTTTTGCGCATTGCGAAGTTTTTATTATTTCTATTGTTTGATTACTGTTTAGTTTATTGACCGCTTCAAAAAATAGTTTGTTTTTAAAGTTGTCCGTAAATAGAATTTCTCTTAATTCTTTAATTGACTTTTCTATTCCTAAAAATAGCATTTCAGTCCAGTAATTTTGCTTAATTCCAATTGTGAGATTTTCTAATTTTTCATAATTAATAATTGCTCCTATTTCAAAATTATTGTCATCATTGTGATCACATACTAAAACATTATTTGAATTAATATTTATAGATTTTAGCACACATGATGGTAATAAAATATCTTCTGGAATTATTAACAATTTGTTATTAAAAGTATTGTTTATTCCCAGTCTAATTGATTCGCAGCAATTTGTAATGTTAAAATTTGCATTTTCAATAATTCGCACATTAGAATATTTCTGTTTTTTAATGTATTCAAATATTTTTAACGAGTATGTATTATTACATACAAAAATAATCTCAACATTTTTAAAACTTGAATTTATTATCTCTATTTGTTTTTCTAATAGAGACTTGCCGTTATATTTAATAAAAGGAAAATTTGTTGTTTTAAATTTAAGATTGGAAGATTTTTCAAAAATGATAACAGTGATAAATTCACTTATTTGATCATTGTTTTCTCTTTTAGGAGTTGTTATAAAATTGTCTTTATTTCTCATTTAAATCTTTGTACGCTTCTTTTATTTTAAGAGTTTCAAATAGTTTATCAAAACTATTATAATTTAGATATCGATCATTAGCAACTGCATATTGAATTATCTTTACATTATTTTTTTCAAAAGCCACCAGGTGTTTGTTGTTGTTGGCTTCATTGTTGACTTGGTTTAATAATTCAGGATCTATTGTATCTCCGGAAATAATTTTAACTAAAAATGTTGCGCCAAGACATTTTGCATATGCTTCAGTTTCAATATTGGCACTTGGATCTAGCGTAATGATAAATTCACATAAAATTTGTCTTTTTTTAAATTCTTCTACATATGTAAAAAGCTCACCGGCTTTAGCATTATGTTTAGTTGATAAAATAATTTTGTATTTATTTTTATCATAATTAATTTTGTTTAAAAAAACTATAGTTTTATCTATATGATATTCATTATCATAATCAAAAATAACTATACCAAAAGCATGATCACTGTCTTGATGCTGTGATGACATAATCTATACCATTAAGTTGAGTTGTGTATTTTAAATTTAATTGCTTAATAATATTTTCTACTGATTGATATCCAATTAATGATTTTATATTTGCGATCACATCTGAAGCCTCTTGTTCGGATATTAAATGATTTTTTACAGATTTACAAAATAGATTGATGTCTTTTCCGCCAATTACCATTTTTCCATTTAAACGCAATTTTGTCAACAATTTTTGGATTATTTCTGGTATATGTTTCGATTCACAATAATCAAAAATGTTATTTGCTAAAATAAATTCACAAGAATTATTTGACAATTCGACAAATTCATTATCTAAATTATTAAATATAATTGTTTTATAACCCTCAATTGCAACGTCGTTATTATTTACTATATGAATTTTCATCTTTTGGCCTCATAGGTTTGTTTGAAAATGTAGTTCCATGTATTAATAAATTTTTCTTGAGAGTATTTTTCTTCTATTTTCTTTCTTGCTGCATTACCCATTTTTAATCTTAACTCTTTATCTTCTAATAATTGTTTTAAATAAGATTTTAATTCTAATTCATCATTAGATAAAAATCCGTCTACACCGTGAGTAATTATTTGGGGGATTGCGCATGTAGCCGTACTTACGACGGGTTTACCACAAGCCATAGCCTCAAAAATTACCGTTGGAACCGTGCTGGCAGTAGACGAGTTGAAAAATATACTACAATCATTATATTCTTTGCACAAATCCTTTATCGATTGTGCCGGTAATGATACGCCCGGCGTATTGCCTATTAATTTATGTGGAAGATCATCTACAACTCGCTTCCATCCATAATAGTTGCAACAATAATCCCTATTAACAAAATCGTTAACGACGCTTAATATATACGGATTATCATTCTCTTGCCAAGTTGGATAAAAAATAGGATCTGTTGCATGATATGCAACATAAAAATCAGTTGGGCATTCCCATTCTTGGGCTGAATACTCTGTAATAAAAACATTTATATCACCCCAAAAATTTTTCATAAAATGAATTTGTTGTTCAGATAAATTATTTGTTGGAATTGTATGTTCTAAAAAAATAATAGGTATTTTTAACATGCCTTGAATTTGTTTAGCTACTTGTAATTGGCCAAATTTACTTTGTGCTAAAATAAAATCATAATCAATATGATTCATATAAGAAGTTGTATAATAATTTATTGGCTTTTTCGCATATTGCTCATCCCAAATTTTACAATTAGAATATCTAAATCCGTAAAAATCATGATTGGTTAACGCTAAAACTGATTGATATCTTTCATGAGTATCAAAAGTTAATATAGAATATTTCTCTTTTTTTTCTGTAGATTTATTAATAATATTAAGAGTTTGAGTACTCATTCAATTTGTCCTTTATTAATTTTCCTATAGTATTCAATGAAAATAAATGCGCCCTAGTTAAACCATCTTTTTTACATGTCAATTTGTTTTTATTTTCATAAGCTTTTCTCATGGCTTGCTTTATACCCTTTTCGGATGGGCAAATCCAGTGTTCGCGCGCTGTAAATATTTCTGGAAAAGCAGCGTCTTGGCAAATACACGGTGTTTCTACTCCATAAATTAAATATCCGGTGTTATTATTTCTAACGTCAATAAAATCTTTTGGCCCTCCAAAATTAGTACATATAGGAATGTTTCCAAAAGCCATTGCTTCAAAACTTGGTATAGACCATGCCTCGCCATGAGACGGGCATATAAAACAGTCACAGTATTGATGCAAAGAATACAACTGTTCTTCTGATAATCTTTCTGTAATAATTATATCTTGTTTGTATTCAGAAAGATCTTTATAAATTCTAAGTTTTTGTTTTTCTTGATTAGAAAATTGCTCAAATTCTTGACGAAGTTTATTTGAATCATATCCAAATTTATTGATTTTAAAAACTAATTTAGCATTATCGGTTTCGTCAAATTCAGAATGAAAAGCACGAATAATAGCCCCAAGGTTTTTTCTTTGATTCCAATCTCCAATATAATAAAACTTAAAACAATTATTTGCTTCGGGTAAATTTAAGTCAGGATATTTTTTGGTATATTTTTCTATATCAAAACAGTGTGGTATAACAGACACATTATTAAATCCGTCTACTTTCAAAGATCTTTGCAAATCATTATTTGGAACCCAAATTTCATCGACTAGTTTTAAATATTCGCACCAAGTTAAATTTTTAATGCTACTTGATTCAGAAGCTAAAAATGCAATATTTTTTTTATATTTATTTGTTCCAATTAAATGGTGTGGCAATACATGTTGTATACATATATCAATATTATCTGTAGATTTTTTTTCTAATTTTTCTATCTCTTTAGGAATTGAGTGGTCTTTAGTCAGCGTAACATTTCTACAAACAATATCAATATCCGCATCTTTTATTGCTAAAATATAATTTCTAGCGGCATCTGACCATCCTCCGCTTTCTCGATAATGTCCTATATACAAAACTTTCACTTGGTCATGCTCCTAATTCTATTTATTCTAGCTTGTTCCCACTGGTTTCTTCTATCGCATAATTGTCTCATTTGATCATACGCTACATCAAAACTAAAATCCTGTCTAAAGTTTAATCCATCAAAAACAGCAGAAGATTCATTAAAATATAAACCACCCACATTAGCAGTTGTTGATTTATACATTAGATCTCTAGCTAATCTAGATTCCATAAAGCTATTTAAACGCTCTGGTTCACACAACACATTTGTTATTAACCATTTTGCTAATTTATGAAAATCTGCATCTTTGGTGGCATCTATTTTTGATGCAGGAGTTTTAATTCTTGGTGGAGAACCCCATGTTTGCTCGAAAGGTTTTTGGGGTAGCTCATCGAAACATCGTTCCCATTGAGAACCGGTTTTTTCAATATTAAAATCTTGTTCGCATAGCCGCTTGGTATTTTTTGCCACCTCTAATCGTTGTTCTTTAGACAGTGTAAAAAATTGCTTGAACATTTCGCAAGCCAAGTCGTTGTCGGGAACGGCTCTCATACAACCCGTCTCTAATTCCTTGTAAAGAGCCTTTGGTTTAATTGTATAACCACCAAGCTCTCTTACCACGCTTTCCATTGCAGAATAATCTGTGCCCATAATAGGAATGCCACATGAAGCGGCTTCTACCATGGGAATTCCAAACCCCTCGCACTGGTATACCAAACCCGCAGGAGTTAGCATCGTATGGTCCTCGTCCACAGTTACGCAATAAACGTTGTCGTTGTATTTGATTTCATTTATTGTTTTTATTTGTAAGTAGTGTTGATTGCCATGGTAAAAATTCTTTGTGTTGTGCCTGTTGGTATAAAATTCGCCATTTTTAATGTCTCCATAAATTTCAAATCTATACTGTGGCTTTCTGTTATAACCATCTGCTTCTTGTTTTTTAACAACAAGCCTAACATTAAAACTAATTCTAAGTCTTCTTAAAATTTGTTTTAGCTGATTTGCTAGAGTTTTTGATATCGTACAGAAAATAGATATAGTAGACTCTCTTCTTGTGCAAGAATGTCCATCTCCCATAAATAAACCTTGTAAACACTCTTTTTGTTTATCGGGGGGAAGGTTCATGACCCACTCTGGAAATCTTTTATTTTCAAGCTTTCCACAATGATTTTTCATATATTCAACAAATGGCTTGTTAAAAATTTCTTTATTTAGAGCTTGTCTGTCTTTATAAAAATATGTTTTAACACCACCTTCACTAAAACGAGACATAACATTTTCACATAATTCATGACATTCGTTTTCTTTTACGTGAGACGTTATTTTAATAGCTCCACAACTTGCGTTTAAATTTGCGCTACCGTCAGCAACATACAACCCAAGCCACTTGCAAAATGCATGATCGACTATTAATTGCAAATCTTTTTTATCTGATAATATATTAATTTTATTAATATCATAAATTATATCATCAATAGGATAGCTAATTATATCTCCTGACTGCAATTGATCTGCTCTATATTTACCCATTTCTGGTAAATCTTTGCCGTTTCTAAAGCTATTGCCAATCTGTTCTCTAACAGATCTTTTGTTTTGAAATTCATTCTTTGTATAGGCTGGCATTTCATGATCTTGCGTGACTCTTAATGTTTCATAATCTCCACAAATTTGCGCTTCAAGCATTTTGCTGTGTTTACTTTTTTCTAAATTTATCCAGGTATGCGTTATTTTTTTCCATCTATTTTTGTGAGTCCATGCCAAATCGCCAATTTTTACTTCAGAAATTTTACACCAAATCTCTTTATTATCTCTTTTTATTTTTATTTCTTGGTCTTTGTGCAAACAATTTGCATATTGAACGTATAAATCAAATAAATTATAAACCTGCGCTAGATCGACATTGTTTAAACCGCGTTTAACATTAGATAGTGTAGATCCCCATCTGCCAGTAAATGGAGATTGAGCTACCGGTCCTCTAAAAAATGATGGAAAAAACTTGCCAGTCTCATGACAAATGTATGTAAATAAAACGTGAGATGACAAGTCGTTTTCTTGAAGCAGTTCTGGAATATCCCAACCAAGATCTGGATAGCTTGTATGACAATATAGATAAAATCTTTTGTCTATGGATTGATCTAAAAATTTACGAAACGCCTCAAACAAATCCGGATACAGCTTGCGTCTTTGATTGCGCATAACTGTTCCAATAATTTTAAAATTTGGATCTATTCCGTGCGATTGTTTGTGGGCGTCTTTATCCCATATTGGCTGAAATTCTTTTGATGCGCACGGTGGAGCAGAACCACGCCACTTAATTTTTCCGCCGGATTGTTCAGTTAAAATCTTGCCAGCCCAATTTGAATATGTAAAACAGGCATCGCATTGAGCGTAAGAAGCAATCCATTGGCGAGATTGTGGATAAGCATCTACCGTGGGCATCCATACTAAATGGTAATAGGGTCTAAATGGAGAAGTTTCTTCATGACTCATCATCCAAAAGTCTCTTATGTCGCAATTATGCACACACCAATTGGTTACATAAGAATTATCTACATCAACCTCTAAATTGTATACTTGACCAGTGTAATTTTCTTTCCTTACTCTTTGTACGGCAGCAACCATATGACCATTAATTATATGCGTTGTTCTTGGTCTTCTAGTCGGGTTTTCGCATAGTTCAAGTTTATTGATATCAAATTTTTGAACTATCTCGTGCAATAATCTTGCAGACTCTCCATATCCTTCAACACTATAGGCTTTTGAAGATTTATTAATAGAAACAGGAATATTTAAATCTACACATATTTGTCTTACTTCATAAGCCAAATGTTGCATTTTAGATGTAAAAGAAACCGTATTTGGTCTATAACAGCCATCTGATCTAAATAATCCCCTTAGTAGCCCCTGTTTGGTGGATATAGAACTATTAAATAGTTCCGCACAAATATGCTTATCTTCTTTTTTACCTATAAATTTTTCTAAAAATTCAGATAATAATACAGAATTACACGTTACATTAATACAGTTTTTTGCTTCAATTAAATTTAAGCTTGCAGGAATCCCAAAAATATTACAAAATAATTTAGCACAGTCTTCAGCAAAATTTATCTCATGAGCATTAAATGTTACACAAACACTTCCTTGATTTATTGATCCATCACCAATAATATAGCCTATTAGTACACCAAGTTCATAGTTCAATAAACAATTTTTATTTATTGGATTGCAATTTGTTATTTTGGTTGGATATATTTTATCATTTTTAATAATAAAATTAGATAAATAATTAGTTATATCAATTTCTGAAGATATATTAGCACTATTGTTTTTGGGCAGAATTACTAAGTCTCCAACTTTTATATCTTTAGCCGGAATAAATTCTGGACACATTCCATCGTAAATATCTTTGTATGATTTTTTTTGATTTGTTTGTCGTCTTTTTCTATAAGCATAAACCGGATGCTCTTCTGTTAGTTGCATATATTGAGAATCGCCACCGGCCTTTATTTTTATTATATCTCCGACATGCTGACGACGCATAGTTTTTGTAACGGATTGATATATTCCTTTATGACTCATTACTTTTTGTCCGACTTTAATTTCTTTAATTTGCTTATAGCCATTTTCAGTATGAATTAAAGTTTCAGGCGGAACACAAACAATATCTGGCATAAAATCAAGACAAACAGCTTCAAATGCCCATGCGCCAAATTGGTTGCTAGGATTTGAATTATATGCATCAAATTCTTCTTTACTAGTTTTTGGCTCAACCGAAGTATTTGGAGCAACCCCATAGTATTTCCACGGAGACGACATGCCACGCGGATCGTTTTTTTCTCCATAAGATGCTAATTCTGCTATTTCATATTTGCCAGTATTATGCAAATAATTTAATACCTCTCTTGTATAAATAGCATAACCAGTATTAAGAAAAGTTGCTTCACTACAAAATAATATTTTACGCTTCATTAATGTTTTCCGTCTGGCAACTAAAATCAAATTCGTTAATTCTAAAGATTACTCCTTCGTAACCATCTTCATCATCTTTCCATGTTTTAGCAGAACACTGGACCGCAATTTTAGATCCAGGTTCAGCAAATTTAGCAATAGTTTCTGCACCAGTATGATACGCCTCGAATGGTAAATATGTAACTACTTTTACCTTTTCGCCACTTTTTGCCTTTCTGTGCGAAATAACTTCAAGCTCAAATTGAATATAGCTAATGCCATCCGCCTTGTCTAGAGAGGGTTTTTCCGTAAAAAACCCAATAAAATTACAACTATTCATTATATCTCGTAAACCTTTTCAACAATTAGGCCGGGCTTATCTTTATTAACAAGCCCACAAATTAACAAATTATTTCCTTCGTACAAACAATATTCATACTGTTTCCGTGTCATTGGAAAAACTACAACATTATCTAATACACAGCTTTCGTCTTCAATTGTCAAAAAACTCATTAATTCGCCCTTACTTTTTCCATTTTTTACTTTGCACGTAGTCATTTTTTTGATTGTTGCTGCTACACACAAAAACTTTCCGGTTTTGCCATTGGAAATTTCTTTGCATGTTGTGTTAGCGGAAGACGTATCTGACGACTCGATACTGGAAATAGAAATTGGGCATCCGAATAGCTTTTTCTCTTGTGCAACAATCCAGGCCGGAGTATCTTCTAGTGAATATGGTGGCTCTTTAAGAAAGCTAATTTCGTTGTTTATAGCTTGCATTCTTTCAGTTTTAGATGTTCCCCCTCCCATCTTTTTGGTTGGGGCTAGATCTTGTAAGCACGACTCTAAATTACTCCACTGTTTGACTGGATACTGATCTTTAATCCATTTTAATTCAGCGTCTGTAAGACTAGAAAATATTTTATATTCGTATATAGCGCGATTTCTTGTTAATCCATTGTTATTAAAACAAAAAAATCCAGCATAACACAAGGCTTTAAATGCCGTGGCATTTATTTGTGTAGAAACGTATATCAAAATATCCATCCAAGAATATTGAGACAGGGGCTTTTTATCGCCATTTTTATCTTTAACATCTAGGTTATTTAGCAATTCAAATAGTTTATCGCCAGTGACTCCGGTTAAAGACTTAATACTTTTGATGCCAAACAGAATTTTTCTATCACCAATCTGTTTAAAATCTAAAGAAAAAAAAGACAGTTTTGGCGTAACAAATTCTATATCAAACAACTTTGCTTCGCTTACAAGTTCGGACACTTCTTCGTGCGGGTCTTGTTTTTCTTGCGCATATGTTAGGTAAGATACAAAGAACTTGGTGGTAAAATAAGCTTTGTAATATGCGCTTTGATACGCATTGATTGCATAAGACACCGCATGACTTGCGTTAAAAAGATATCTTGCGCTTTTTTTAATCCAGCTAAAAATCTCAATAGCAATATCATCAGGAACTATTCCGACTTTTTTACAACCGTCTATGAATTTTACTTCCACTTTATTCATAAGGTCGGCTTTTTTCTTACCAATAGCTTTTCGCAGATCATCAGCTTCTTCTAGAGTAAAACCGGCAAGTTTTTGGGCGATACGCATAACTTGTTCTTGGTATACAATAACGCCTTGAGTTACATCTAAAAACTCTTTTAATGAATTGTGAATATAATTAACGTCTTCAATTTTATGTTTTCTGTCAATATAATGCTGGGTCATAGATTTGCCATCTGTAATAGCCATCAAGCATCCTGGACGCAGCAAACTAATTAAAGCAGATAATTCTTGTATATTGTTTGGTTTTAACTTCTTTGACCAATTACGCCCGAGATTGCTTTCCAATTGGAATATACCCTTAGTTTTTCCTTCGGCAAAAAGCGCCCAAACTTTTGAGTCATTATAATTATTCATTTATTTTAAATTCCGAATTTAAATCAAAATTATTTGGTTTATATTTGGGGGGATTTTTTAAATCATAAGGATCTACAAAATTTAAATTATGCCATCTGCAAAAATTATTTGGATAAACACAAAAATTACCATTATTTAGTTGTATAAAATGAAAACATTTGCTGTCAGCATCTGAGGCATAACCAAGCGGCAAGCAGTTTAAATCTGAGTAGTAATCATCTATTGTGAATAAGTATTTACCTCGCATCCACTCTTTTTTATTTCTGCTAGTTACATCTACAGTATAATTTTGTAAATATGAAAAACACGTTACGGCAATATCGTTAGATTGACAATCCCACCATTGTAAATTAGATAATCTTTCTTGTTCTGTTTCGCCAAGCTGTTCGTAATGCTCTTTCCACACAAAAGCAGAAATTGGTAAACCCCAAAATACGGCTCCATTTTGTAGTTGGCAATGAAATAATAAAGGTTTATTTATAATGCTTTTAACGCCAAAAATATAACATTCTGTTAGATCATTATTGTTGTTGTCGTTAAATAAATATTTATTTTTTATAAAACCAAATTGGTACGGTATATTTGCATTTAACTGTGTCATAATTTTCTTATTTTATGTATAATTCACCATTAGTAAAAGCCCCGTCTATATGCAAATTTTTGGCAACTGATCTATGTGTTTTTAAGAATTTCAAAAAAATATTTGCTGTGTCTTTAACGTCTTGCAATGCGTCGTGAGCGTTGTCTTTTGATAAACCCATTCGTTCACGCATCGCATCCATACTTCTTGATTTTATATTATGATCATTTTCTGTCCACATAAATACATTATCCAACATATCTATTTTGTAGATTTGATGAAATAGTTTTTGTCGATTTGATTTTTCATCAAATGGCCCAAATTGTTTGCACATTCTGTTTACAATAATAAGATCATAGTTGATAATATTATAACCAACTGGAACCGGAGCAAAAAACGATGTGTTATTGTAATTATATTGCTGCACAAACGATACAAACTTAGACCATACAGATTTTAGTTCTGGAGCCTTGTCTATTTGTTCGCGTGTTTTTCCGGTTATTTTTAATGCGCCTTCTTCTATTGGTCCAAGGCCCATTGCTATAGCTTTTTTGTCATCAACAACAGCCCGTATTTCACTATTGAAAACGCCCTTTGGAGTAAGTCTACGACCATCAATGGCAATAGCCGCCAATTGGGTTGGTTGACAGGTATAGGGATCTCGGCCCGAGGTTTCATAATCGAAGCAAATGAAGTCTAAATTTGACATTAAATTTCCCTTAAATTATTTGTTATATTCCGCTACCATTTTACAATTTTCAATAAAATCTTGTTGGTTTAAATCCCATTTCATATGATTTACTTTTTTATCTAGCCACTGTATGTTTCCTGGAATGTAGCCTTTGGCGCTATCTATTCTATCCAAAGAAGCATTAGCGAATTTTCTATTTTTATTTGTTGTTGCGAAATATATTGGCTTTCCTGTTAATGCACATTTTTTACCCTGTTTCACATACAGATTCCATGCGTATTCGATGGTTATTGTAAATTCTAAACCTCTCGTTTTAGCTCCGTTTTCAATGGTCCAAAAATAACATTTTTTAATATCTTCATATCCTTTATAGTTTGGATGATTTTTTCCCCTTTTTCTAGATGTACAACCACAGCTTTTAGTATTGCCGGTTACTAAAGCGCAAGATTTAAGATAAACAAGTTTTCCACAAGAGCAAACGCATTCAAACACGGTATGGGAATCTTTTTTTCCATATTTTTTAATTACTGTTAAATCTCCAAATTTTTTTCCTATATATCTATCTTCAATTTTTTTTCTAATTCCATATATTTTCATTAAGCCGCTTATCCAACTTTCTGAACAACCATATTCTTTAGCTATAGCTCTTTGTGTTTTTTGTTCTACATAAACTAAATTTTTTAATTCTTCTTTTGTGATTATCATATAAGTCTCCTTTGGTGAATTTAGACATATATTAATACACAATTCCTTATATTTCCTTTATATACATTAATTTATCCAAAAGTGACAGTCCTAACAAATCGATCTTTGTCAAGCCAACTGATTCCAAATCTTCCATTTCAAATCCACAGATTTTTTCTTCGCCTTCTCGTTGATGTACCATTGGGCATACATCAATTAATTTACGGCCAGACACAACAATGCCAGCGGCATGTTTGCCCTGCGTTTTAAATGTGCCCTCGATAGCTATAGCATGTTCAAAATGTTCGGCATAATCACCTTCTAATTCCCCAAGGTTGTTTATAAAACAAAAATCTTTGAGATCATTCGCGTTGTTGATAAGCGCCCATTTAATAATTGACCGATCCTCTTCATCCATTTCTTCTAGTTGATCTGATATTTTTGCTTCGTCTGGAATGTATTTAGTAATTTCATTCACTTCTGTAAACGAACAAGCTTCCTTGGTTCTAAAAACTTCTTTGATTGCACTTCTACCCTGCAATCTTCCAAACGTAACTATTTGACCAACATAGCTGTTTCCATATTTGTTTTTGATATAACTAATAATTTGATCTCTTTTTAAAGCAGGAATATCAATATCAATATCCGGTAAAGATATATGATCCTTAGAATTGCGTCCAGCATTATAAAATCTTTCAAAAATTAAATCATATTCAATCGGGTCTACTTTGGTTATACCAAGCAAATAGGACACAAGACAACCGGCTGCACTTCCTCTGCCCGGCCCGGTCATCCATCCTTTGTTTTGGGCAAATTTAATAATATCCTGAACTATCAAAAAATAACCAAACAAATTTGCATCTTTAATAACCGCAAATTCTTTAAAAAATCTATCTAAATATTCTTGTTTTGTATTGAGGTTTTTGGTTTTAGCAGCAAGTAGTTTTTCCCACCCGGTTCTGCAAAGAATTTTTAGATATTCTTCTTCTGTTTCTTTGTTTGGCGTTTGAAAAGCTGGAAGCGCTGGAGGGTGTAATATATTAATATCTTCAACAGAATCGTATATATTTACAAGATTCACGCCCGACGCTTTGAGATGTTTACCGTCATATTGATCTAAAATACTTTTGTCTATAGAAGATAGAGTTTTTTTAAGTTTAGAGCAAACAAGAATTTGGTGCAATATGCGATCAGATGTATGTGGATAGTATGATTCTGTGTCTAATTCTAATGGTCTGCGCAATAAATTGTTGGACAATAGCAACTCTTGCAATATGTTTTGATCAACGTTGCCGTCTTTATCTATGGAGGAAACGATATGCACAAGATCTTTCCATCCCGCATTGTTTTTAGCAAACAGCCTGCATTCATCTAGTGTGCAGCCAACAATAGGTTTGACTCCAGCACTCTTGGCACATTTATAAAAGTCAACCGCTCCAGACAAAGATTTATAATCCGCAATGCCACAGGCCGGTAGATTATTTTGAACGCAATAGTCAATTAAATCTTTTGGCTTAGAAAAGCCCAGGCCCAAACTGTAATGAGTATAATTAGCTAACGGAAATTGCATTAGTCTTCTTCTGAATCAAAATCTGGAACGAGTGTTGTGCCATCCTTTTTATAAACACCCTTTCTATCATAGAAAAAGTATTCATTTGTTTTTGGGTTGCGGTATTTGTATTTTGTTTTGCCATATGTTAAAGCAAAATCGGCAGCTTCTAAGTGATCCAAATCTTCAACGGCTTTTGACATGCAAACTGCAACTCTTTGTTCTTGACTAGGAAATTCTTTCTTCATCGTTTCATCACCCATACAACGTTGCATAAAATCATTGGGTTTTTCTTTACCCTTCTTGCTTGGAATCGGCATTGTTTTCTCCTTTATCAGTTGATCCTGGCGCTGAATAATAATCAATACTAAAACCGGGCTTAGATAATTTAGCGGTAGCGTTTTCTATACCATAGGTTTTAATTGTGTCTTCAACATGATGACACATAGTCTTGTCTGTGCCCGGCCATTTGTTTTTATAAAAATGACAGAGTTTTTCACACTTAAAACCGCTTCGCCAGGGATTAATCGGTTTTGGTTGTGTACAATTTTTAATTTCTACAAATTTCTTTTCTAACATTTTCAAAAATCTAGTTTCATCTTGATCATCGAAACATAGACTAAATGGGCCACCATCTCTCAAAAAGAAAATGGTCATGATAATATTTTTATATTCTGGGTATAATTTACGTATTGCATAAAAATATAGCAATAATTGTATATCATCATGTAGTTTTGCGTATGTTTTTTCTTCATCAGTAGCCCAATTTTTACGCGCTCCCGTTTTGTAATCTACATATTCAATCGTTCCTGTTTCCGGAACTGTAATCAAATCCATAGTACCCTTGATTCTTAATTGTCTAATTTCGCCATTGTATTCTACTCTTGCCCAAGGCTCATTAATTTCTAAATCAAAACTTTTTTCAGGAGCCAAGATTGTTTGGTGTCTTGGATCAAACTGGCCACTATCATGACGCAAACAAGCTTCAACCATATCTGCGCAAAACTTAAAATCTGCTTTGGTATAAGAGATTTCTGGCGTACTTGCGGTATAATGATTATACGATCTGATTAGTATTTCGTCAACTAGTTTTTGAGATTGTAGAGTTTTTGGAGTAAAATTGAACTCTCCAAGTTCTTCATCTTTATATGCATATGATTGTTGGGTGGATTCTTGTGTTAAAAGCTTAAAATTAGCCAATACTTCTAAAACCTTATGAACCACAGTTCCCAAATTTGCTTTTTTTTGAGATGGGGATCGCCAACCTAATCCATAAACAATATAAAATTGCATTTGGCAAAAGTCAAACGCTCCTAGACTCGACGATCTATAATATAATTGTATCATAAATTTGTTTGATATTAGATTGCAGACTATCTAAATCGTATCCTTTCTTATTATTTTGAATGTTATAATCGATCATAGATGCATCTACCAAATCCACTCCTTCTTCACTTTGATGGAGGTCTTTTGTTTTTTGTTTACGATTGAGCTTAACAATAATACCGCCAGCGAGTTTAATTGCTTCTGCTTCGTTTGGAAACCTAACGTCTGAAATAATTGCAATAGCGCTTTGTTCCATAGAAATTTGTCGAAGCGTTTTATTAATCCATACAAGCCCATGCATTTTGCGCATAATTTCGCTTCCGAAAAATTGCATAAATTCGCGAGCAGTCATTGAGCCAGACCATTTTTGTCGTTTTTGTTCGTCGAACATCCCCGGCATATTTTCCCACCGTAAATGTTCTTGCGCCTGATTTTTCTGTTGATCAGTGCCAAAAACGCATTCTGGAGGAACATCAAATAAATCAATTGCCATTCGTTTTAATTCATCTGCAAACGCATAATTTTTAATAAACGGCCACATGTTCATATGTGCCCACTGAGCAAAATCATCATCTTTTCTTGTAACATCAAATTCGCCCCAACCAACTTGGCCCGCTGCATTTTCTGTTAAAATTGCCAACTTGCCCGTATCTTCAATTTTAAAATCGCGAATCATTTCTCGCTTTTGAAGCTCAAAGCCGTGCATCATATTAGAACAGGTATTTTTGCCGGATTGTTTTCTTCCAAGAAAACCAATAATTTTAGTCATTAATAATAACCCTTAATTTGTGGTAAGATATAATTCTTTACTTCTTCTACTACGCATTGCCCTAAATCTTTTTTATATAGTTTAGGAAATTTAATTTTAAATAATTTGTGCAACATTCTTTGTATTTTGAATTTGGCTTCTCTGCCAGCTTCATCATCGTCTAACAAAACAATTAAGTTTGTTGCGCCAGATTTTAATAATAGTTCAATTTGCTTGCCCGAAAGATCTTTGCCAAAACAACCAATGGCATTTAAAACACCGACCTCAAATAATCTCCAAACATCACCCTGTCCTTCAACAAGAATGATTGAATTTTTATTGCGAATATGTTCAATGGCTCTATTATAGTTATACAGATAATCGGTCTTGTTTAAACCAGTAGAAAACAAAAATTTAGGAATAACATAGGGTTTTGTTGATCGACTAATATAGCCAACAAAGCCTCCGTGTTCATTATGAATCGGAATCATTGCTCGGTTTTTAATTTCATCAGATTCCCCAACGCCAAAATATTCCAGAGTCGCTTGGCTAAAACCTCGTTTAATAAAATATTCTGAACATAAATTTAAATTAATAGGAAATAATTCACAAGGGTCATTAGTTTGTGGGCGGTCAAAAAGTTTTACTATTTTTGCAAAATCATCATAGGTATTATAGTATTGAATTGTCTCGTTTAATACTGGCTGATCACCGTATAATTTAATAAGATAATTCAGCGCTTGTTTGAATGAGGCGGTTTTTCCGCTATGTGTAGATAAAACGCCCTGCACAAAACCGTATATATTTTTACCATACTCTTCATGGCAATTATGAGTCCAGCAACCCCACAGCTTTCTTTCGATTAGTATGGATACACCAGTTTCGTTATTGCCACCATGAATTGGGCATGGCAAACAGTATTTGTTGGAACTAACACGTTTGTAATCTAATTTAAATGAATCCAGCAAAATTTCTAAATTCTCAAAAACTCTACTGGCCAAAACATTTAAATCTGTTTTATGCGTATATGTCATCATCTGGATCAAATGGCGCGTCGGCCCCCTCTAAACCGTGATCAGAACTTCTGCTTGAAGCGTAAAACTCGTCTCGCGTGTGCAATTCTTTAGCAGTGCATTTGTCGCCCTCTAATTTAATATTAATATAATTTCCATCGGTCATTCCTGGGCCGTGCCGCGAAACAATCGGAATTAATTTTCTGTTGCCAGCATTTGGACCGTCTTCCGCAAGTTCTTCTGGCGATTTATCTTTGAAAATAGAAAATGAGGTGCAAAGCCAAATAATGCGGTCAGAACCGCTTACAACATCGGTTGTTTCGCGCGTAATGCCGTCTCTGTTTAATTGTGTAAAGGCTAGGCATGGAAAGTCATATTTAACAGCAAGATTATGCAGCGACGTAATTTGGAAGCCTAGCACCTGATATTCCTGTAGGTTATTACTGATAGACGACGAAGACATTAATTTTAAATAGTCATAAATAACGACGCACTCATTTGTCCTGCCATTTTCATCATGGCCAACTTCGTGAAGTATCCAGCGCTTAATTGTATTGATGATATTTTCAAACGGCGCACCGGCAACACTAGCATAGGTATATTTTGCGCCCTTTAGTTTTTCTACTGCGGCTTGAACCTTTTCTATATTTTCTTTTTCTTCTGAAAATTTTCCGGTAGATATTTTATTAATTTCTATTCCAGTCATGCTGGCTATGATTCTATTTAAATGATCTTCCTTCGACATCTCAGTGTCAAGCATAAGCACAGGAATACCATTAAGACCTATATTTATTGCTATATTATCACCCAGAGCGCTTTTGCCCATTTTAGGGCGCGCCGAAATAATATCCACGCATTTGCGACGTAATCCGCCTCCAATAGCTTTATCATAGCGATTAAACCCGGTAGCAATACCTATTTGGTCACATTTATTATCAATGAGATACTGAATATATTCGTCTACATTTTCCCAGATTTTTTCTGGTTTTCTAGATAAGCTATCGTCGCGTATAAAATCGATTACTGGTTTCTCTATTATAGAAATAATTTCATCAACAGATTCATCGCCTTTGATGTTTTCAATATTTCTAGAAATAGAATTAGCAATACTTTTAATGTTTCTGGCAAACTCAAATTTTTTAATCTGAATTGCAAAATTTAAAACATTTTCTTTGGCAACCGGATACTTAATAAGTAGGTTTATATATTCTAGCTCAGTTGTAGAACTAATAGCAGAATATAATCCAATTTGCTCTGCTGCCGAAAGTAAGGATGGAATATCTAACTTGGGGTTTGTTTCAAAAACCTTTTGAATACATTTATAGATAGTTTGATTGCTAGAATTTCCAAATGTTTCATAGTTAACTATGTCGGATATTTCAACATAAACATCCATTCCATATGAAAATAATCCAGACAATACCGCGCGTTCAGCACCGGTATCAATTAGTTCTGCCATTTTATTTCCTGCCGCAACGTGAACATCTCATATATTCCCCATAGATGTATCTTGGGTCTTCAAAGAATGTTTTACCGCAAACGTGGCATTCTACTTCCACTTTTTTGGATTTTTCACGACTTCTTGGAGATGGATCAACTTTGGGCATTCTTAAATTTTCATCATCCCGAAATTCTCCATGGTCTTCCCAAGTATTTTTCTTGGCTTTCACGGGTTCTCTTCCTCTTCTTTCTTGTTTAATAGTAGTAAAATTTTCGCCAGTAGACTGTCTATCGGGCAATTGTTTTATTTCAGTTTTTGCGGTTGGTTTTGACGAGCCGGTTGCGTTTAGTGCTTGTTTTAACTTTTCCATCTGTTCTGGAGTTAAACCGTTGATAAATTCTTCAAAACTCATTTTCTTTTTCCTTTTTCAATTAAGCATTCTGCTCGTCTGCGGATATTTTGTTCTTTTGATTCAAGAAAATTAATTCTAGATTGTGCTTTAATTTTCCAGTCATTTAAGTTTTTTGCGACAACATTTGATCGAATTATTTCTGCAACTTTAATATCGTGTTTATTGAACTGTGGCAAATCATTAATTTCTCTAGAAACTATTTCGTTTAAAGAATTTTCACACCAATAAAAAATTGCTCTACATTTATTTAAGTCTGTGGATATATAATCGGCATACTGGTATAATACATACGCACAATTAAAACAGGCGTCTTTGGTTAATAAGTCCATATCATTGATAGACATTAATTCTACCTCATTAAATTCTGGACGATGCGCTGTTTTATCTATTCCTATTTTACTAAAATAGTCAGACAATGCACACATAAAATTGTCTAATTGTTTAGCAGCATTCAATTTGCGCTCTCCATAAGTCAATTTCATCGTATCTTAAAATAATTAATTTAATTTGATTTCTGTCGCACCATTCTAATTTTAAATTGTCTCTATATTTATGATTGGCAAATCCCAATTTGTTTTTATGAAAGTATGGAACATATTCAAAATGCTGACGACCATGAATTTCGACACCAATTTTTAAATTTGGTATAAAAAAATCTAAATATAATACGGATTTATTTTTAGGGTTTGTAGATCCTGGAAGACTAACTTCTTCATAAATAAAATATGACGGAAAGCATTCTTTTAATAGTCTACGGGCCTCAAGATGAAATGAAGATTTGTTTGTTTTTTTATGATTTTTGGCGTATTTATTTAGATTTATATTATACTCTCTATTATTTAGGCCCACTATTTTCATAGCAACGCCTCTTTAATATTTTGATATAAAAATATTGCCAGTGCTTCATTTTCTTTTAAGAAGTTTACTAGCCTCTCCATGCCTTGGAATTTAAAACATTTTAACACAGCTTCGTCGTTTGTCAAGTCTACATTTTGTTTTTCTAGAAATTTTCTTACCGGTTCTGCGTTTTTATTTTCAATAAACGTAGAAATTTCATACCAAGCCCCTTTCATTTTGATAAAAGAAAACTGCGTGGCAAGCTGCGCAATTTCTTGTGTTTCATCTATGCCAATGCCGTATCTGATCCAAGATTCAGCGGTAGAGTTTGGTTTTCCGCCAGCCGCAGATGTTTTGATCACCCAATTTGCTATTTGACCAACGTGATTTCCGCTATCTTTTGGCACTTCCCATTTGCCACGATGAGTGATTACCATGTTTGTTCCGGCTTGATACTGAATCATCACGCCGCAATCTGCAACTTTGCTCGGAGAATATTTAGAGGCCGGAGCAGTATTTGTTATGTTATGAGTAATAAAAATAAGTATAGCTTTATTTCTGTGTACATCTCCGCTTGTTCGTTTACAAAACATAGATAGTAATCTTGGAAGAGAATTTCTTACTCCAGTTCTAATTTCTCCGTCTAACTCTTCTTGTGGAACCATGTTGGATGCTGAATCTATGATACAAACCAAATCTGGAACATTTTTAATGCAATGTTCTAAGCTGTTTAAATACATTTCTGCTGATACCACCGGGTTCTGATCGGTTGTTTGAACAATGGTAATTTTACTCGGATCAAGACCTTTTATTCCTGTAAAATTTTCTTTTGTAATTCGGCCCTCGGTATTAAAATACATAACATTTTTACCCAAAGATTGACACTTAGCAGCAAAGTATAATGCAGTGGAACTTTTGCCTGTCTTAGCATCTCCGGTCATGACAACAACACTACCTTCGCGCAAGCCCCCGCCAAGCGCAATATCTAACGCTGGAGATATGCTAATAACCTTTAATTCTAATAAATCATCAAGTACTTTTTGGCCGTTTTCAATAATCTTTCCATATTTTTCTAAAAAATCACTAGAAAATATATCGCTATCATGTTGATTCTTTTTCGCCGTTTTTGCCATCTAGTTTCCTCAATTTGCTAAGTTGTGATTTTTTTCCAAATGCTTTATTGCGAGTTGCAACGTTTGTTTCTATTTTTTCTACAGGTTTTACTTGAATTTCTTTAAAAGAAAGTTTATTTTTTTCTAAAACCCGTTTTACTTTAGGATGAGTCAATGAAAAAATACTTTTTAATTCATTAGAATTTAATGATTTAATTATTAACGATTCGCCATATTCTTTGATTAATTTATTGGCAACCATCATTTGGCGTTTAAAAGTCCAATCCCAAGGTTTATTGTTCCAAAATTTAAATGCCAGTCCGGATATTTTTTTATACTCTGCCAATCTTAAACACATCATTTCTGCAATATATGCAGCACAAGTACAATAATCACCAGTGGTGGTATGTTTATATTTTCTTTTTTCAGTTCTTTGGCGTTTTGTCATAAATAATCGCCTCTTCAAAAGAATTTGCAAGTGTATCCATATAGGATTCTTCTTCTATCAATTCTGGCGACATGTAAACTATTTTATGAATATTATTACCACTAACTTTTCCAAAAGTAATAGTTTCTTTTGTATATCCCGTCAATTGACCAATAACAGATCTAACCAAATAGACCCCTTGACAATTTTCAATATCAAGCATAACTTCATGAGATTTGAATTGTAATGAAAGTTTTTTAAAAAATAATCTTTCATTTTCTAGCCTATTAGCCAATGCTGGCCAGTCTTTAAAACTAGCGAGATATACTTCTTCATCATTAGTTAAAACGCATTTTATCCATATGGCATTTTTATTTGTTCTGTAACAACTTATCCAATTAGACATTATTTTCCTTTATTTGAACAGTGCAGTGTTGAGAAGAATTTTTTTTAACTTGTTTTCGTATTTCGTCACCAAGTTCTGCGGCTGATTTTGTCATTATGGCGACACCTTTTCTTGCAATCATATCTTGTGCAGAAATTGTTACAGGAGATGTTTGCGCGACACCAGCTTTGTGTTCAAGTTGAGATTTATCTTTTTTGATTTTTAATTTTTCTATAAACCGTTGAATGCTTTTCTTTTGTATTTTTGTATGTTTAGAAAGAGTATCAATATCTAATATTTCCCAATTGTTTTCAATATAAAATCTTTCAACAATAGTCATACGTTGATTTTTAGGCTCGGTCATCAATAAATCCCCTTTGGGCAATTGTAAGATATTTTAGATTTTTAGTTTTTAAGTATTCTATATAGTTATTAAATGTTTTTAACGAAACTTTTTTTAATTTAAGATCAAGAGTTGATTCTCTTTTTGAGTATGGTCCATATGGATCATATATAAGGCTACTAAAGGTTTTTATGAAATAATTTAGTCCATTTTTTCCTTCGGTTGATTCAGCATAGTATTCTTTTGAATGTGTAGGATTTCCATTTTTATCAAATTTATTTTGCTTAATTGTGTTTTCTGGCAATTCTTCTGCTTCAATTATATACTTCATTTATCTCCCCCAAGAATGTAATCTTTTTTTTGCTCTTTTGTCATTTTGTTTATTTGTTGTTTTGAAGCTTTTCCATATTTTTCGCTTTGATACCATGGTTTTTTTTCTGGTATTTTTGTTTTTTCATATTCTTCATTTAGTTTAGAACCCATTTTTTTAGTATTATATTCAGCTAGTTGACCAACCGTCCGGATATCTTTAATAGTTGAATATACATTATCTTCTTGATAATTTCTATAAATATTTCTAGATGCACAGCTTGGACATATTACATTTTTCATTCGTGTGTCGTATTCAGATATGCTGCAAAATATTTCTATATCTTGATCGCAATCATCGCAATATAAGTTATATTGTGGCATTTATGCCTCCTCTAATGCATTTAAAATTTTTCCAATTATTCCATGTCTTTGAATATCAGCATTAGTTAATTCTATTATACCAACGCCTTCTATATTTTTCAATTTATTCATACAAGTTTCTAGTCCACTTCTTCCACGTAAATCGTTTTGTTTAATGTCTCCATTAATAATTACCTTAGAATTTTCTCCGATTCTAGTCATAAACATTTTAATTTGATCAAATGTACAATTCTGAGCTTCATCAAGAATCATATATGTTTTATGAAAAGTTGAGCCGCGCATAACTTCTAAAGGCTCAAATCTGATTCGTTTTTCATGCACCATATTAATATACAACGGGTTTCCTAAAAACATTCTAAAATATTCCATCATTGGCATAACATATGGCGCAATTTTCTCGCCTATTTCGCCGGGTAGTGCGCCTATATCTTTGCCAGCGCAAATTAAAGGCCTGGTTACTATAATTTGTTCGTATCTATCATCAAAAAGATGTTCTGCTCCGATTCCTGCGGAAATCATGCTTTTGCCCGAACCCGATGGGCCGGAACAAATTATAACATCGTTTTCAAAAATTGCCCTTATATAATTATGTTGATTTTCAGTTTTAGCTTCTACTGTTTTAATTTTATAGGAAGAATCACTCGGTGCTGCGGTTTTTCTTTTAGACATATTATCTTTCTATGATTAGTAATCATGCGCCGCTGCTTCCAAAACCACCATCTCCTCTATGCGTGTCTGACAATTCTTCTGCAAGTATTAGCTGAAATTGCGGCACTTGTTGAAATAAAATTTGAGCTATCCTATCGCCAGGATTGATTTCAATATTTTCGATTTTATCGCAATTTTGTAAACATACTTTTATTTCTCCTCTATAAGGTGAATCAATAACTCCCGCCAGCACATCACATCCTTTTTTTACAGACAATCCAGATCGCGGCCAAATTAATCCAACATATCCAGGTGGTATTTCTAGTGCTATGCCTGTAGATATTAATTGTCGGCATCCTGGCGCGATAGTGACTTGTTGTGTTGAATAAAGATCCCATCCAGCATCTAATTCGTTGGTTTTTGTTGGTAGTTTTGCTAAATTGCTAAGTAGCTTAACCTTTAGTTTCAGTGGAATTGGCTCATTGTCTAGCCGCATTATATCCTCGCAATCTCGCATTGCCCAGCAGAACAAGCTTGTGCCGCAAAGTCGGCTACATTTTTATAAGTTGGCTTTGTTAAAATTTTTGAAAAATCAATTTCTTTAATATTTCTAGAGATAGTTTCAAATTTGTGAAAAAGATGAATATCTTTTAAGCAATAAATTGTTTGTTTTATATCACTCTTAAAATAATTTTTAGCAAACTGTTTTCCGCGTCTAATCCAATCTTTTTTAAGCAAAACCTGTTCTCTTGTTCCAACGATAGGAATGTTTGCGTCTAATAAACAATCACAAGCTTGCCATAAATTATTATTGAAATAATGCAATCCATCCACTATTAATCCAGAAGCAAAAAGCGCGCCCTTGCCGTATTTTTCAAAAACCTCTTCGGCGCTTAAAATAGAGGTAAACGGAGCTTGATTAAAATCTTTATCTCCATAGTCTGAAATAAAAGACACTCCAGTAAAAGAATTTTTATTGTTCCATATGTAATCAACTATGTCTTGAATATTATCAATAATAACCGTTACAGAAACATTGTGTTGTATATGTTTTGATATTCCAAGTTCCTTAACCGTTCCAGGCTTAATCCAATGATCTTGTATTAATTTTACCATTTCAAGATGCTTGACGCCTTTCATGTCTTTTTTAAACAAACCTCCGGGCGGATTAACCACCGGAACAAAAACAACATAATCAGTATTGTTTGCGCTCCAAACGCTTTCTTCTAACAGAAATGGCATGTGTTGAAATATCCATGCTGCTGTGGGCGCAAGCTTGTTAAGTTGCATGATTCTAAAATATTTTTCAGCATGTTCTGGATGGCAGCCGGAAGCAGTTTGCGCTACAACAGACAGGTTGCCCTCTGGTTTGACACATGTTGTTCTAGCGGCTTGATTGATGCCAAGCCTTTTAGATAAATTTTTATTAGTTTCTACTATTAATCTTGCTCCTTCTTCTAGTAATTCTGGATTAAATACTTTCGGGTTATTCATCCATCCAGTCATAGAAACTCCTAGCAGCGCCTCTCTTTTTGTTATATTTTCTGAAGATTTTCCAAGATATGGAAAAGATGTATATCCGGCCTGCAAAGTTCCTAGTATTGCAGCATCTTTACATGATTTTAAAAACACTTCTTTTGAAGACATTTTTTCTGCATTAATAGACGTTAAATTACAAAATTGTACACCGAATTTATCAATATTGTTTTTTATCCAATTATCTAAATCGTCATATTTAATGCTGCATACGTCATCATCTGTATCAATCGGAGTAAATAAAATTTCTAGGCACGGATTTCCCATATCTAACCAGCTATTAACAAACAGAAAACCAATATCTGATTCCCCGTCGTTGGTTTTAGCTAGTTTATAAAATAAATCTTTATTATCTAAACTTCTGAGAAGCATAACAGAATTATTAGATCTAGCGCGTTGAGGATTGTCTTGTCTCCAATTTCCAATTTTTGCATTAATCATTTCTTCATCATTTGGATCTATTAACATTATAAGGGCTGATCTTCTAAGACCACCAGCCAAAACACTGTCAGATGAATGACAAATAATATCATAAACATTTATTGGGCTTAATTTGTTTTTTCCAGAAGCCACAATAGTATCTAATAAAGATTCTATTTTTTCTAAAGCGTTCTTTAGGCCGTTTGGTCCAGGAGCTTTAAAGCCACCAGAAATCATAGTTCCTTCTGGTCTGATAAGAGAGTAATCAAATCTAATCTTACAATTTGCATATTCTGGAAACGGTTGATTATCTATAAAATATGATGATAGCAACACACCCAAAGCATCTGCCCATCCTTCTATACTATCTGGTATAACAAACGTTTGTGTTGTTGAGCTTCTAGGTTGTATATTAGAAATATTATTTACAAATGGTTTAAGTAAACTTACGCCAACTCCGCATCCATTTAATAATAACCAAAAGGCGTGTTGAAAAATAGAATTTTTTACTGCGTGTAAAACGCTACAGTTGTAGATTCTAGCATTGCTTTTTTCTATTTGCGGCGATCTAAATTGAAGATTTCTTTGAGAAGCAAAAACCTTCATTTCTTTCATCGAATCTAAAGCAGATTCTAATTCATTTTCTATATTTTTATCCTTATATTTTAAATGATGCCCGTGAATTATATCTTCACACGCTTCATCCCAATTTTCATATCTTCCTAAATCTTCTTGCCACTTAAAATAATCCGTATACAACTTCAAATCTGATAAAAATTTTTTACCCAAAGATGGTTTCATCTGGTGTCCTAACAAAAGAATAAAATAATAGACGTAATGCGTTTAAGTATATTATACCACAAATATCGAATCTGGCAAATCAATTTCTCCAATTGCTTGCACAGTAACCATTCTTTGGTTGTACCACCTAGAAACTTCTTCAATCGGAACATTATAAATAACATTTTTTCCCCAAGATTCATTACTCAATCTAATAAAGATTTTTCCGTCACTAGATTCAAAATGACCGCAAAAACTCATATTGTGCGCCCAAGAATCTCTGGGATTTTGAGCATGAATATCAAAACCGTCTTTATGCGTTCCAATTTTGCGAATAGCAATGCCAGAGCATACAGAAGCGGGCTTATACTGTCGGCTCAGTTTGATATGCGTGTCAATATCATTGACCTTAACGGATTCAAGTAGTCTAAAATCAGCGGTTGGCAACAATTCATCTAAAAATTCCCAATTACCAAATCGACGGTATAAAGATGCATTTTGTGGTTCTGGAAAGTCTCTTTGACCATCAGCTTTAAATCGCTTGAGAATTTCTAGCAGTTTAGGATTATTGCATGTAATAACACCGTCTTTAATCAGAGAATCGTATTGAACCTCGCAAAACGATCCGTCTCCACCGCGCATCCTGCCTCGTCTGCGACCACAACCATAACTAAATGGAGCATAAAAAGAAATATTTTGCGGCCCAAATTCATTTTTGCCTAGAAATTCTTCGGGATCGCCTTTCAGAGATATCTCGTATATAACCCTGCGCACCCAAGGTCTAAATGTGTTTGACGCAACGCAAGAGCCGATGATTTGTGGCAACCAATTAAATCGTTGACCGAACACAAATTCATCCAGCAACGTCATGTCCGCAGAATCTTTTCCACATCCTTTAGAATCCATGTAGGATCTAAATTTATTTGATATAAATTCAGAAATGGGTTTTTCTTCTCGCATTTTGTATGCTACGGGAAAATCTTCTGCATTTTTATCGTGAATTTTTTGTTCTATATAATGCCGAGTATCTATTGATAAAGAGTCATCGTCTCCCCAGCCCATTGGGCCTTTTATCAAACTAATGTCATCGCTCATTATTCTAAACCTTTACTAATAGCCAATAAATATTCTGCATAAGCTTGTTTGCTTAAAGGCCATCTAGATCGCAAATCAGTATTAAGATCTTCTAATAATTTTGTATATTTAATTATATCTTGACCGAGAATTTGCTCGCGTTCTTTTGTAATAACAATCCCGGTTTCTGTAATTGTAAATAGAGGATTTTCAATTAAATCTTTAGATACTTTTTTATAAAGTGCAGAAATTTCTAATTTTTTTGGTAATCCGGCGCTCCACTGAGATACTCTTTTGCCTATATTATCAAATTTATCATCAGGAATTGGTGCTGGAGTTGGATTTGGAGTTGGATTTGGAACTGGAGCTGGAGCTGGAGTTTCTCCAATTTCAATAACAACAGTTTTTTCATCAATTCCTTTTTCTGGATCAAAAGTTGTAATTTCTACAGCGTATTTTCCAGATCCAACTAGTAAATATTCATAATCTGTTAGTTTTTTAATTTCAGCATTTTCAAATAAATTCTTTCTAGCTTTTACTTTTACGAATTTAGCAGATGTAGAGACGTTTAGCTTGGCTGCATCCGCAAAACTTAATGAGCTTTTATCGTCAAAAAGAATTAATGTTTGATATGTTTGTAGATTTTCTAATCCAGAAAGCGCTTTTACTTTTTTAATTTCTACAGAAATAGATTCATTGTCTAATTGAGCATAAACATTATTAAGAAGCGCAAAACTTAAAAAATAAACAGCAATAAAATTTTTTATCATTTATTTCTATTCCTTAGTGTAACTATAACTTGCCAAATCAAAGAGGCAAGTGAAATCCAAACGAGTGGATTTCCAGCTTTATCTTCTTCTTCCGATCCAAAACCCTGCGCGGGCAAAGCAGCCTCTAGTTCGTCGCAAAGTTGCTCCATAGTTTTTTCTTCTTGATTAAGACTATCGCCTATAAGTTGTCGTGGAGAAAAAAACTCAACCGAACATCCTAATGCCCAAAGCCCCTTTTTAACTGTATCAACTGTTATTTTTCCGTTTCTAACATCAAGAATAATGTCTTGAATACAATCAAAACCAATTGTTTTGTCAAAGTTTACTGTGCAACTCATTTTTGCTCTCCTTCTTTTTGTTCTTTAGTAAAGTCTTTTAGCCATCTGATTATAGATGTAATAATTACGGTAATTATTGGAACAATTAAAACTGTATTTTTACCAAAATCAAAGTATTGAATATTCTCTAATATATAAGTTAAAAAACTACTTAATCCAACTAATAATCCAACTAATAATATAGACCAAAAATCTTTACTGTCTAATTTATATTTTTCAGATGATCCGCTCATAATATTACCTTAAATAAAAAGCCTTCATGGTATATGTTTTCTATTTTGTAGGGCTGTCCATAAAATTTAACTTTTGATCCATCATATAGTTCAGTTTCTATATCTAATTTTCTGCACATTTTTATACATGAATTAAATTCTTCTATAAAACATTCTCTTTTAGATTCTTTTATGATAGAATACCAATCATTGCCGATTACTTCGTTATATTTTAATCCACTCAAAATCCAGAATTTTTCATTGGCCCACGTAAGCGACCCGTTTTTATCAGTTTCAAAAAGCGCATACTCATTATAGTGAAGTGAAGATTTTGATCTTTGTTCTATAATTTTTTGTGATGTTTCTATTTTATCAAGAATTTCTTGAAATGTCAATACAACTTTTTTGATAGTGGTTTTGTCGTCAATAAAAATTTCTTCATGAATTTTATGCACTTTTTCAGTCAAGCTATTGTACGAATCTACTATTTTATTAACTTTTTTGAAGACAAATGTAGCCGCTGTAAATAAAGCGCCCACAATTGCCAATATAAAGCTAATATTATCTGGTGTTATTATGCTGGCTCCACCAAACATGGAAAAAGCCAGCGCATAAATATATTCATTTTTATTGTTGAACAAAGTTTAACTCTCGAAAGAATCTTTTGCTTTGTAATCTGCTAAGACTGGGGTTGCTCCGCCAAATCGATATGTAAGTTCACCAGGAACTGCACGAGTTGGGAAATAGTCTGCTGCATTTGTTGGAACTTGTCCAATTCCAGACGGCCTGGCAAAATTTGATCGACTGCCAGCGTTACCAGCTTTTGTGAAGTTGGGGTTGATGGTTCCATTTGGATCTGCATAAAAATCAAACGTATTAAGCGTACCCGATCCATACAACATAGTACCGCTAATTGCCGTAAGGAAATTTTCTTGGCGACCATTCCAAGATGCTCCAGCGGTATAAATGGCATTATTGGAAATTGTGTTAAGATTGGTCGTTACACCAACGCCATACATAATCCAACGATTTGCCGGTGCGTTATAGGCTAAAGTTCCAGCGGCAGTTGCTCCTGAAACCCCAACTCTATCAGTGGTATTTGCTCCGGTTCCATCATTAATAACAACTTTAGAACCAAAAGATTGGCCGCGATCATCAGCTAAAGTATTAATGCCAAGCTGTTTAACAACCCCAGCAGTAAAATTTCCGACTGCTGTTCCAGAGTTTGTTCTTGAAAATGTTTTTGCCCAAGATGCTGTAAATTGAGTGGATGTGTTTGTTCCAGATGCTGTTGCTACTGCCATTTTAACCTCTTAAAAATAAGAAAATATAATTTTTCCAAAAACATCCACAATAATCCTGTTCCCGTATATTATACACTAGATTTTTTAACTGTATTCAAAATTTTTGTTAATCTTTTTTTGATTGATTGAGCTGATACGTTGTATTCTTTAGATATTTCTTTTAGAGTTTTGTTTTCCCAAAATCTTTTAAAGATTAAATCGTGATCATTTTTATTAGGAAATAAATCAAAAATTTCAAAATCAGCAAAATCTCTTTGGTTGTATATATCTTTTATTTTGTTTGAATTATTGCTAGATTTAACCTTTTTAATGTTTTCAATATAACTATTATTGACTTTCAGTAATTTCATACATTCAAAAAGAACGCCTTTATAGAAATAAGTATAAAAACTAGCGATTTTTTCTTTATCGTAATCTGGATTGTAAGTTTCGCAAGCCTTCCATAGAGCTATCATAAAACAGCTATCTATTTCTTCTTTGTTTAATTGCTTTTTAAATTTTAAAGCTGCTTTATATCCAATGTTTTGAACTTCGTTATTGTTTATTAATTCGTCAAATGTAAAATTTTTCATAAAAGTGCCTTTTCAATATCCTGTCTAACTGATTTAAAGTCAAACATTTTTCCTATTCCAATAAAAAACCTATATCTACTATGTATTTTTAATATTTCAACGCCATCAATCTTATTTACCTTATTTTTTACCTCTTCTGTAATATTGAAATTTGTATGTCCAATCCAGCAATCAAAGCTTGATGCTAATGATGCTTCGCCAATTAATCCTTCTGAAATTGGTATAGAAAAATTGTTTTCTTCATAATGTGATTCTTCTTGAGGAACGATTTCATCTTCATAGGCTACAGATTGCTTTTGTAATTCTTGAATAATTTCTTTTATTAATGGTGATCTAATTTGCTCTTTTAAAACCTCTTCGTATTTTTGCCAGCCGATTAATTTTTTCATTTGATTATATCTGATGGTTTGATAACTGGTTCGTCTTTGTCTTCGCTTTGTAGGGATGGTATATCTTCAATTATATTGTTAATTTCTTTTTTAGCATAATCTATCGCCATTTCTATCAAAAGAGCATATTCGTCTGGATGATTTGCTAATCCGTCTTTTATCATGGCCAATGTTTCTGGAACCAAGCTCATGGTTGAAATTCCGGCTAGTAATTTTGCGAATTGATCTAAAGATTTTTCTGAAATACTATCAATATTAATATCAATAGATAGTCCATCATCGTCTATTCCGTAGCAGATCCATGAATGTATTTTCTGAGAATTTGTTTCTTCTTGTTTTTTTGTAAAAATTTTAAATGGATTCCAAAACATTGATTATTTCCTTTGCTGTATTTTTCCAAGTAAATATATTTGCGGTATCTACACCGTGTTGAGAAAATGACACTCCCGCAGAATAAGCTAATTTCATTGATTCTGCGACATCTTTCGATTTAACTACACCCCACGATCCTTGACCAAAAAACCATTTATCATCATATGCTAATTCTGTTTGATGAACTGGTATTAAAAAAGAGTTTTTGTTGTTGCAATATTGTGTATGCGCAGAATAATTTGTAATTACAACTGGCCTACCAATAGACATCATTTCTAAAGCCTCCAGATTCCAGCCTTCTGCGCGAGATGGAAAAATACCACAATCTGTTTGTGTCATTATTTTATACACTTCTTCGTGTGTATTTACTCTTGGTATGAATTTAATTTTTCCAGCCGAATACATTGGGGTGTTGATGTATCGCGATTGCCAGGCGGCGTTTTCTTCTTTAGAGCAAAATAAATTTTCTGTCATTAACCATAATTCAACATTATCTTCTGTAGAAAATGCTCTATTAAATGCTTCGGAAAGAATATCGTGCCCCTTTCGTATTTCCCATTTCCCACAATTAAAAAAAACATAATTTTTCTTTTTAACTAATGGGGTTGGAGAAAACAATTTGGTATCTACACCAAGCTGAATGACATTCGTTTTCGATGCGTATGCTTCTCCAATGTCATTATTGATTACTTCTTTCGCCCAATTTGAACAAACAAAAATTTTATCTACAGATTTTAAATGATGTCGTTCTAGTTTAGAAAATTTATCTAATTCAAAAATTGGAAACCCAACATGGGTTCCCCTACCAACAAATTGAGCGAGATCAAATTGATGCCATATCCTAATGCATGGAGCGTTTGGATCATATGATCTGGCATTTTCGCATGCTCTTTGTACATAATCCCAATCTGTTTGATTGGTAACTTGTGGTTCGCCTATTGGCCACAAGGAAACATCAATAATATTAGAAAGCTCTTTAAGAATATTTAAAGATACAATACCATAAGAAACAGTGTTAATTGGTGCAACTAAATTAAGACTTGTTAAGTTTGACAAAAAATTCCTCCACGCTGTTGGCTGTATTTTCCTTGAAAAAATCACGTATAATTTGTTGAGCAACCGTAGTTGAATATCCTATTGCAACCAGGATCTTTAAACACTCTTTTTTAATATCTGTAGATTTTGGTTCTTTGTAGATAACTGTTGGTTGTTCCGGTTTAACCCTAATGTAGCCTAAATCTATTTGGTCGGTAAAAACCTGGGACTTTTTTGCCCCATAGAAATAACCTTGGGCAAAACAAAAAATAACAAACAACCCAAAAATTAAACTAATGATATGTGCAATATTATCTATATTCATAATTAAAAACGAGCAAATGGAATCGAACCATTGTTTTGTTGCTGGCAGCCACACGTAATACCATTATACCATACTCGCACCAACATGTCAAGTAGTTTTACAGACCAAGAGCCCGTCGAACTCGTCCGCGCACAATTTGCGACTGTCCGCGATTGGTTAAACAATTTGTTGCGCTATAAACTTGTTCCGCAAAATCTTTTTCTAGCCCAAGCGCTCTTGCTACTTGCAAGGTTGTCTTTTTGTTATTTCCAACAGTGCGAACACCAAGATAATTAGCGATTGCGGTAATTGGGTTATAAATAGAATTTCCTCGCGTTGCTACGATGTTATTGTTTTCATCGAGCGACCAGTTGTAGCTCTTGCGAACAGAACGAAGAGCCTTGTAAAAATTAGTGCTATCTACCATACATTCCTCCAAAAAAGGATATCTAAAAAACAAAAGGGATTATTCCCTGTTAAAACGCTTGTTGAACATCGCTGGGTTGTGCTGCTTGACGAATAATTTCTATTCCGTCTTTAAGATACTCTGTTAACCTGTTAATTTCACCGTCAATCCTGGTTTTTTGCTCATTTAACCCAGCAATTTCTCTCTGAACATTCATTAGGTGAGCTTCGGCTAATTGTGATAGGTTTAATTTCTTTTCCATAACTTTCTCCTGTAAAAATAAAAATTGACATAAGTGTACACCGCAGGTATATGTGGGTCATGTACACGTTGAACCACACGATTGGGTAATGCATTAGATTCAGGATCTCTAGTCGATCACAAACAAATTTTTCGATTTCTCGAATGTACATGACCCTCCAAGTTGCTCCTCAGCATTGCCTGGAATTTGTGTTTGCGTCGATAGATTAAGCCGGGTTTGCGAAACCATGTGGGTCTTGGGATATATTCCCTTTTGCGCGGTTTGGCTACCACGCTGGCAAATCCTTAGTGAAGTTACTCCACTTCTCGTCAAAGTTTTATTCGCACACTGGTGAAAGGTGAAAACCTGACCGAAATGTTTTCGTTGTACACAAATGGACATAACGGCCCGAAACCCTTAATTTGGCTATAGAACAAAACTCAAAATACTTACTAAAAACAATGCGGAAATGGGAGTCGAACCCATATTGTCAAAGACCGTGTTATCCGTTTACACAATACCGCAAAATGATAGGCCCACTATTTATACACTTTTCTTGGGTTTCTTATCTTAATTTCATCTAATTCCGAAGCAGAAACAACAAAATTTTCGGGAAGTTTAGGCCCGTATTGTTTTCTTTGCTTAATTTTATTAAATTTTTCTCTAGTTATTTTACCTATTAGTTCTACTTCTAGTGTAATTGGGTCCACCCTCATAAGCACATAAACGCTAGGATGCTTTTTATTGAACTCCTGAACCTTGATTTTTAACTCTGGCTCTCCGGCCCCAAAATAGGTCACGGTTTTAATTTCAACTCCTTTGAAGTCATACCCCTTGTCTCGCACGGAATAAATATTCTCGTCGATTGGAAGCCCTTTAACGGTGGCCCAGGCCATCTCTCCTAGAACACCTATTAGATGCGGGGCATATTCATTAGGAATGCCGAATTCGTTTTTCTTTTCTGGGAAATAAATGGATCGATTTCTAAAAGAAATATTTTTTGCTTCATGACGCGCGATTGCTGTTTCAACGGCTTTTTCTAATTGTTTTGAATTAAACTTGATTTTCATAGTCAGTAGACGCTCTCAATTCCTCTGGTTTGTAAAGACACAATTCTACGCCAGCTTCTGCAAACATTTCCTTTGAAAGTTTAAAACTGTCGGCCCATCTTGTATTATAGTTAACAACTGAAACAACTCTAGCGATTCCAGATTGTATAATAGATGCCGCGCACACGCTGCACGGCTGAAATGGATATGTGTATATTACCGAATTTTCAAGATTTTTATTTGCAAAAATAATTGCATTTTTTTCTGCATGAAGAATTATTGCGAGTTTTTTGTTTCTATCCAACAATCTATCGTCATCTTTTATACCACGGGGAAAACCGTTAAAACCCAAAGAAATTACGCGGTTTTTATCATCAACGATAACTGCTCCAACCTTCGTAGATGGATCTAGCGACCATTCAGAAATGTGTTTCGCTAGACCCAAAAATCTTAAATCCCACTTCATACTTTTTGTCGTTGCAACAGTTCCGATAATTGTTCTAATTCCATTGGAGAAAGCCCCTCTGCATATCTTGCGTCAGCAGACACCGGCTTGTCTCCTTTTTGGCGAATTATTTGGCAAAATTTTCCGTTAACAAAAAACCCCACTTTGTCGCCAAAAGAATCAACAACCGTTTTTTTATCTTGTAAATAAAACATTATTTTTGTTCCTCCTCGGTTTTTCGCTTTTCAACTTTTATATTTGAACCATATCGATTTGGGTCAGCAGAACCATTATCTAATCTATTTCTTAGTGTAACATAATAGTGCTTATCGTCTTGGCAAATAACCTCGCCGTCTTTTAAAACTACATCAAAGTCCGCTGGATCAACAACCATAGAGGAGTGACTGCCATAGAAAGAAGGGGTTGTAATTTTAACAGATCGATCATTTTTTGTTTTCATTTTTAATCTCCAAGAATACACAAAAATTACCAATTGTATATTGGTATTATACAGAAAATTATATCAAAAGTCAATACACAAATATTATTGTATTCCGGTAATTTTATCCCCGGCTGGACTTGTTGTTAATGTTTTTGTAACATGAGTTGTTGTTCCATCGGTGCGCTTAATTGTTAAAGTTGTTCCAGATATATTATTTTCAAGATTAGCCAGTATCAAAGTAGTTAATGAGTGTTCTGGAGCAACTGTTTCAACGTTAGATACATTCCGTATCAGAACCCCATCGGCAATTTCATTGACCGCATCGGTTGCCAATGCTGAAGCTGTCAGTGTGTTTGATCGCATCTCAGCTACGCTCGCATTTCCAAATGCCCACAATACGATTTTATCTGGACCTCCGTCTTGAGGGTTCACATTCCACGCTCGATCAACTGTCAAAGTTACCGACGAACCACCCGCACTGACAGCATTTGTCACAATTCGAGCTTGACCTACTCGCAACTCGCTAGCATCATCGTTGTAAATTGAAACGGTAGCACCAACCAGTGCTGCTGGCGTAGTTAGTTTCGTCGCTGAATAAGTAACTGTCGTGGCAGTTGAAGAGTTGACTGGTCCATGATCTAAAACTAACTCTGTTTGTAACAAATCAATTTGAGTAACCAAAGTGACCGTATCGACCTGCCCTACCCCGCCTGCGGGAGTGACATCGAGCGTTCGTCCTGCGGTGGTGGGCTTGAGCCAGTTGCCCTTGTCATCGAGTGCCGATGCAGCAATTGATGCTTGGGTAATCGTATTAGCGGCCATTGCACCTACGCTTGCGTCTATGCGACCTGACACGAGTGCCGATGGCAGACGGTTTAGCACTGGCGTAAAGTCCACGTTTATAGCCGCGAACTGTGCGTCTAGGTTTGCACTCGCTAGACCCACTGCCGCTCTCAGCGTCGATTCCGTCAGCACCGCAGTGCCAACCGTGTTATCGACTGCCACGCCGACTGCGACTTGATTGGCAGACGGTACAGCAAGAGTGCCGGTTAGCGTAGCAGGATTGCCGTAGGTGGTTCCACTTCGCACGTTGCCAACTGCCGGAACGCCAAGAATTTGATCTGCGGAGAATCTCTGGTTTGCCGATCCGGTTGGCGAACCCGGTGTAGCGTGTGTCGTTGTGCCAGTGCCAGAAACGACACGAAGGAATGTTGTGCGGATAGCAACACGCCCAGCAGTTGAGTCCGTGATACTGCCGATATGAAACACGCCATTGGCCGAAGAATTTCCAGTATGATCGATTCCCCACGATGCTGTGCCGTTCGCTTTGACTTCTCCGCTGGAAATTACGTTGCCGGACGCGCCGTTGTGTTGTATGCCTGCCGCAAGGGAACCACCACCACCTTGGATTGTAGTTGCCGTCGCGGTAATCGTGCCGGATGCGCCGTCGTGACGCAATCCATGCGCGCTAGTACCACCGCCGCCTTGGATTGTTGTCGCTGTTGCGGTGATTGTG